GTAAAGTCAAATTTATCAGTTTCCCTATCAATTAAATCAATACCAGAAACTTTTGTGTGATTAGCGTATGGTGCAGATTCTGTATATGGTGCTTGATCACACCACCATTCTGTATTAGATCCATCTCCACAACCAAAATCACATACATGCAACATGTTACCAAACAATTGTTTAGAAACTACTTTGAAAACTTCCTGGGCAGATTTTCGTTGTTCGACTAAATCGCCGTATATAAGTGTTTTATTCATTATACTGTAACATCCTCCATGCCCGCTGTTCGAAGTCTTATTACATTACTTACCTGAAATTGCTTAACATCTAGTCCTTTGATTACGCCTAACCACTTGTTGCGAACCAATGCAACTTCATTAATGATGGTCTCTAAATCAACTACTTCATCTTCGCCATCAACATATTTTTCAGCATCGCGAGCACTTAACGCTCTTTGATAATTTTCTAAGTATTTTTTAAAGTGTTTACGCCTAACTTTTTTCAATTGGATATTTAGATATTGCAATATTGCTTCCAACTCTTGCAGTTGGTTAAAACGATGTTCTACAATACCAGGGAGTGCTGTGGCATTTTTTTCTAAAACACCCTTGACTTTAACATCTTGTTTTGCTCCAGTCAATTCACCCTCATAGTATTGTAGAGCATCTGGTATATTTCCTAAATCCTGGACTACCTTATTATACCATGTCATAGATCACCATTCTTGATCTTCTTCGTCCTCTTCGTCGTCATAATCTTCTCCGTCTATTTCAGACAAAACTTGAGCGATTATAGGACAGTTGTCTGCCAATTCATCCAATGCATCACTTATACCATCTTCGTTTAAATAATTCACTAGTTGTTCAGCGGCTTGTGATTGTTCTTTCTTTGGTATATACGACTTTAGCATTTCCCAAGTATGGATTAAAACAATATTATTCACAAATATCCCCCAATTTTAAATTTAAGGATATTTATGCTTCTGATTCAATTTCGTCTAAATCATCCAACGCTTCTGGTTCTACGCCAAAATTAAAGTTTCGTGCAATTAAATCTTCCATAACTAAATTTAATTTTTCGCCAGTCCAATTTTTTCTAAACTCTAATATTTCTGTGCCATCTTTACATATATAACTAAGTCTATTACCACTCTTTTTAGCCCAGCCTTGTGTTTCGAGCATGTCAAGTAATCCACTATATGGGTCCATACCAGTTTCATAAGGAATCTTGATCTGAACACCTTCAAATGGTTTCGCATACCGTGTTTTCATAACTTTACATGCGGCCCTAATACCATTAACTGCAGAAGTTTTATTGCCTTCCAAATCTTCTTTTAATTTGAGTTTACGCAATGCAATTACGATTGAACTTGCGTAAATAAAACCTTGGCCACCACTAATCTTATCGTCTGGATCAAACATATCTTGTGATGCATAAGTGTGATTTGTAGCAATAAGTCCTACATTACAACCACTAAACATATTAACACAATTACGAACAAGTGCAGTCAACGCCTTGGGTTTACGACCCAAATCGCCTTTCATATCACCCTTGTCAAATTGATCTACGTCTGTGGGCGTAAGTAACATTCCTAACGAGTCTATAACAAATAAAACTTTAGGACGCTCCTCTGGATCCATTTGTTTATACTCTTTCATGAATGTGCTAATGGTTTTTGCAACGTCATCAATCATACTCATTGATAAACGAAGTAGTTTTTCTTCGTTAGTATCAACACCTAGTCTTTCTAACCACTCTTTATCTAGAGCAGATTCAGAGTCGATCAAAACTACAAAAATATCTTGTTCTTGTGCCGCCTTAACGATATTCCCAGAAGCAATATAAGATTTGCCCGAGCCTGATTCGCCGGCCAAAACAGTGACTCTTCCTAATGGAATACCTTTGTAAAAGTCTCCACTGACGAGATAGTTTAGACAATAGTTGCCTGTAGAGATCCAATCGGTAGGATCGCTAAAACCTACTGACAAGCCGTCAATAGACTTTGTAATATCTTTTCTAAATTTACTAACATCGAACGGTTTAACCATATAATTTTCCTCTAATAGAATAAAGACGGGGCGAGCGTTAGCCCGCCCCTATTACTTTATATTACTGGCTCTGTCTAGCACGGATAGTTGCTAAAATATCCTCTGCTTTTGAACCACCACTACTCTGCGGAGTTTCGGAGACTACCGGTTCTTGTTTTTCTTCCTTAGGTTCTGAAGCGGTAGTGGTTGCTTCTGAAGCGTTGGAAGTTGTTTCTGGTTTGTACATACCTGCTGGACGGAAATATTGTCCATAAAGATCTGGATCATACTGCTTTCCGTCTACAGATGCTTCAAACATATCTTTGATGACATTAACTGCGGTCTCGTCTGGTTTCTTAGGAAGGAACTCGCTAAGATCAAATAAACCAAATTGTGAGATTGCATTCATTTCTTCTTTGTCAAGAGCACGTTCGCGTCTTGCCCAAGTAGATGTTGAATAATCAGCATAACCGCCTTTTGTAGTTTTTGTCAAACGAAAATCTAACCCTTGGGTATAATCAGTGGGTAGTTCGTCCAATTCTGGATCCATTAATGCCGCTTTGAGCAATTGGAAAATTTGTGGTCCAATAACAAAACGACGAATTGGATTTTCCGGAACGGTATCCTCAGCAAGTGGACTATCCAATACAAAGCCTTGGAAAATGTAAGAACGCTTTTTCCAGTACTTGCGACCCATATCTTCTAGTGATGGATCTTTAAACCAAGTGCGAACCTCAGTCAAAACTGGACAAGTTTCATTCCACATTTCCATACACGGAACCTGTACGAAAGTGTTCTTAGAATCACTGTCACCTTTGATTCCACTAAATGGAAGTCTAATCATAAGTCTTTCTACCCAGAAAAACGTATTATTTTCGTTTGAATCAGGTAAAAACCTTAGTACTGCTGTGGATTGCTCTGGAATGTTCCAGAAAGGATAAATGGCGTTGTCGCCAGTAAATGAAGAACTGCTACCTTTGTTTTCTTGAGCCTGTAGCTTAGCTCGTATATCTGCTAATGATGCCATAATAATTTGCCTCTTGTTGTTTGCCTAAATTTGTGCCTAAACACATACTATATAGTATATGATAAAGTATTTAGTTTGTCAAGGAAAAAAGAGGGATTTTATGGTTATTATGGAAAGCGGATGGCTGCGGCTTCATCGTCGGACGGAACGCCTTTAGGAAGCAAATTGCCGTCAAATCCGCGCTGAGATTTCTCTTTCTTAGCTGCGGCCTTGCGTTTTTTCTCGGCTTCGGCTTTTTTCTTGGCAACGGCTTTTTCGATGGATTTGGAATCACTATAGTTGGCTCTTGTTTGTAAAAGTTCAGGACATGGTGATAAGGTTCTATATTTTCCTTTGTATTTAATAACACATGATGATTTGCCAACTCCCCACACCCAGTTATCGTCATCGGTACCTGTGCCTTGTACCACTCCAAGATCTCGAATATTACGTACTCCAGTTATTTTTTCTAATTCATCTTTTTGTGCTTTCAATTGTTTTTCTAAATCAGCTTTTCTCTCTCGTGCTTCTTTACCATATTCCGCTCTGGTGGGGTCACCAATTGGTTTATACTCGTCTGGAATATCACTTCCGGGCCCTTCATTCCTTTCTAGTTCTTTATTGATACTATCAAGACCTCTTTGAATATCTTGTATGTTTTTCACATGTGAACTGGCGGCACTAAGAGTTTGATACTCTGGCTTATCAGATTTCTTCTCTCGTTCAGGACGAGAGCGAAGAAGATTAGCGCCGGCAATTTCTAAAAACAATTCTTCTAAAAGCATTTTAGTAGCCTTGTGTAATTCCGTCTGCCCACTCGTCTACTAGATCTGCTTCGTTTTTAAATGACTTGCTTTCTACTGCGTGTGTATATCTTACACGTTGGGCGTATTCTTCATCTTCGTTAATACGACCCAAGTCGCTTACATATTTCTTTGCTAGTTGTACTGCTAATGTACTTTCTTCTGATTCGGAAAGTTCTGCACCAACAAACTTATGTGCAAATTCTCTAATAGCGTCGTTATCAACAATGCGATTGCTAATATCTTCTAGAGCAGTGCTCACTAAACTTCTTACATCATCGTGCTGAATTGAACGAGCAAATTGATCTGTATCAACTGAACTCTCTAATACTAGGTCACCGCTTTCAATAAACTCTCTGATTTGGTTTAGTTTGTTTGCTTTGTTTTCCATAGCAGTTTTGTAAATGCTATTAATTAATGGTAGGGACTCAAATACGCTTTCATCAAATTTCTTAACTGTAAAGAAGTCTCTCATTTCATCTAGATTATCTTCGGATAGTGTTTCTTCTTGTGCTTCAAAACTTTCTGCAAATGAGGCATAGCCACGCAATGTTGAGATACGTGCTAAACTACTTCTAATACCATTGTAAGCGTCACGTACACTTTCTACAATGTCTGTAGTATCTTCATTTACTAAGTTGTTGCGTCTGCTGTATGCTACAAAGTTCTTTAATTGTCCTAATTGGTTAACATTATTAACAATATGCGTACCAATCTCGTCATGTAAATTGCCACCTTCACTAATGTGCCTTGCAATTGCTCTTGCACCTAGTAAGTTAGTAAATGGAAGTAGTGTTCTTTCACCGCTTGTAGTTTCAACAAAAATTTTGCTAATGTTTCTACTGCGTGATCCTCTAACTTCTTCATCTACTGGGCGTCTATGTCTGACAATAATTCTTGCAGTCTCACCCAAATCTTGATAACTGCTTTTAATGCTACCATACATTTTTGACTCGTTCATATCACTATCCTTAAATTCTGCTTGCTGATTGCGTAAAAATTCAAAATCTTTTCTTTCCAAATTGGACTTGTTAATATCTCTTACGTCAAACATCAACATTCTGCGTTTTGCGAATTGACGCATCTCTTTTAAAAAATTATACCATTGCTGTTTACTGCCACCCAAACTTTCTACTAACTCATTACTGTAATAAACTTTAAATTTATCATCTACTAAACTAATAGTAACAGTTCCCACTTCGTCTCCTTCATTTTCAAATACAAAATCAAAGAAGCGGGCATCTTTTGGCTCAAGTGTTTTCATAGCACTTGCGTCACCTATTGTTAGTGTTGGATAAACTGATCTTAATTTATTAAAAAGATCTTCAGCAATTTTTTCAATATTTTCCATTGTTAGTATTTATGCTTAAACCACAATAAATGGCATTGGCATATCCTGATCAGAATCAATATCATCCTTTAATCTGTCAAATAATCCAGTATCCCATTGCCTTACTTCATAACTCATTCGAACTATTAACAATGTGGCAGATACTAAATCATCTGTTTCACCGTCTTTTGCGGCATAACTTTGCCCTCTTGCTATGTATGTTTTTAGTTCAGAGATTAAATTTTTACTTTTTATTTCAATTTTATCTGTTTCAATTAGGTTTTTTAATCTACTACATGCTAATAACTTTGATTTATGCGTAGTATTAAAGCCTTTTCTAAATCTACGCGAATTGCCGTGCTTTTTAGTCTCAGATAAAAATATACCTTTAAATTGTTCTTCACCTAAATCATCTATAACAACCAATGCCGCTTCGCCTAGCGTATTATTTTCTATACTAAACCATATTTGCGGCGTATCTAAATTCTTTGCACCTATTTCTTCTGCAATATAATATGTAATATCTCTTAATATTTTTATTTGTCCTTGCACTGGTGTTTTATTATGCATCCACTCTGCTACTTGTTTCATAGTGGGTATTTCAAATACTTGTATAGCGGCATTGTCTCCGCCTGTGCCTAAACTTGGATCTAATGCTATTAAATAATTGTGTCCTTTCTGTGGCTTGGTATACCATTTAACTTGGCCGTGTTTTTCCAATACATCTGTTGGGCGTAATGATGCCAATACGCGAGAATCAATTAATGTCTCGTCGTTAATAACAAACTCGCAGTCATGTTCGCGAGCAAAGCGTTCTGCTCCAATACGTCCTAGTTCTTCCTGTCGCCACTTTTCATCACGTTCTGGATGCTCGTTCCAATATGCCCTAAACGCAAAAAAGCCATTGCGTCCTACGTCTGTTTCATTGCCATAATCATCAATAGTTTTATTTGCTTCTCTCCAAATCATAGCAAACTGGTCTTCGTCGCTGTTTGGTGTTGAAGTAATAATAGCACCACCACCTGTTGCTAGTGTTGGAGATATGGACGTCCAGAATTCTTTCGCAATGCTAGGCTTTACAAACGCAAACTCGTCTAAGTATAGTAGTGAGATGGACAAACCACGTCCTGTGTTTTCTGTAGTAGTTGTGCTGATAATTCTACTACTGTTATCAAAGTCTATACTACCTTTATTATATGAATAAACGCCTGGGCGAATAAAATCAGGAACGTCCTCATATGAGTATCGTATGCGTTGCATAATCTCTTGTGAGCCAGCATACTTGTGCGCCGCAACAAGTATCGTGCTATCCGGAACAAACATAGCATACCATAACAAGTATCCTGCCGCAGTGGTGGTTTTACCTGTTTGCCGTGGCATTAAATTAACACTAAATCTATGTTTGTGATAACTTTCCAACAAACGTGTTTGATATTCAAACGCATGGTATTTTATTCTACCTCTGCGTGGATGTTGTATCCAAAAATAGTTTTCTAAAAAATAAGCAGGGCCAGTATCGGGATCAGCACATTTTGCCAATTCCAATAATTGTTCATCTGTATATGATTCTCTAGCGTGTGCTTTTTTGACTAAATTGCCGTCAAGTGATTTATTGGACATAACTGTATTTAACAGTTTTTAAGGGGGTTATTTCTTTTTCTTTTTGTTATGCTGTGACCAAGCAATGGCGTATGCGGCGGGGCAATCGTCATCCCCGCCACACATTTTTTTCTTTAACTTCTTAACTTGCTTCTCTCTACCCGGAGGTGCTTTTTCGAGAAGTAGTTCGGAAATACGCATTTAGGCTACTACGCCCCAGGTTTTTCCTTTACCGTCGTCTTCTTTTTCCGGTGCTTTTTTTACCTCTTCAGGCTTTTTCCGTTTGCCTGCGGCTTCATCTAAACCTGCTAGTTTTCTAATATCTGCTAAGTCTGCTGATTCTTGCTTTGGTTTTGCAATGTCGCCAATGTCTTTACCAGAAACTACCGCATCATAACCAGCGGCTTTTGCGGTATCTCTTTTGGACTTTTCTGTATTAATTGCTCTCGCTTCTTTGTCAGCGGAACGTTTTTTCATCATCAAATCAAATTTATCAGCTTTACTGCGAGGAACGATTCTAATTGCCTCTTCAACTTCTTCTTCACTTTCAGCAATAAACTCGTCATACATATTGCGTAGTTTATTTTCTGCAGATTCCAATGCCATTGGATTGTCACCGCCTGCTACTGGAGGATAACTTTTCTTTACCTTATGTAAGTCGTCACCCACTTTTAAAACTTCTTCTGGTGAATGAACTGTTACTTCTGGCTCATTATCCCAACTTTCGCCTTCTGTCATACCTTCACATCCACAATGTGATTCACCGCAGTCTGGACACGGAGCGTCATACTCTTCTTCAGGACTTACATTTAGTGCTACGGGATGAGATTGGCTCATACCTGATAATTTCAACAACTCTGCTAGTTTGTTTGCATCTGTAGTAGAAATTGATGTTGTTGCGTTATCACCGTTTTCTCCAGATGTTGTAATATTTAGGTTATATTTTGTTTCCATTTTAATTAGTTCCTACTGGTGATGTAGTACCCATCGGTGCTTTTAAAAATTCGTCCGGCTCGTGCTCAATTTCACTACTTGGATCTTTTGCAAAATTAACCATGTCAAACAATCTACCTTTGCGTTTTTCATCTTCATCTGCAAGCATCTTATCTGTGTATTCTTGTCCGGCAGGTAAGTCGCCTTCTGATTCTGGATAGTCGCTATCTAGTAGTGATTCTGGTTTAGCATCTGGATCTGTGTCGTCTAGTTCCTTTTGGTCCTTGTCGTTTTGAACTTCTTCGGGATGGTTAGGACTACGTACAACAATGTGGCTTTCTGGTATGCCTAACATTCCTGAAATATAATTTTGTAAAATGTCTGGAGTAGTTGGATACTCTAACACTAGGTCTACAATGTATACTTCACATGCTGGTAAATTACCAAAATCCATTGGATGCTTTTGCATTATTGTTTTGCTTGATTTAGATACACTTTTAACATTGTATCGGTCCAAGGCGCCTTCTAAACGATCTAAATGCTCGTCTGTAATTTCTACAGCAAACTTTAATCTAAAAGGATAATCTGTTTTTGCTTCTGTAATGTATTGTTTTAAACTTTTCATAAGGGTACTCTTTTAAGTTATATTA